CAGCAAATATGCGTTCTTTCTTAGTTAGTTTTTGTGCTAATTCATTTATACTCGCCAATGCTACTCACCACCTTTATATATCTTAACTAAAAATAGCAGTACTTCATGTTGCTTAGTACTGCTATACTCACTTTCTTTCTTATAGAGTTGTCCTTGCTTGAACGTTTTCCCTTTCTTGTACTTATGAGGGAATGTCAATTTGTACTCTTCCTCTGTGTACATTCGATTGACGATATACACCTTACAAGGCTTATCAAACTTGCTCCATGATTGCCTTACATCGACTACATACCGCCTACCATTCATTTGTAATGCTTTGAGTAGTTTCTTTATTGTTGGTTGATAATTCACATCAAGCACCACACAATACCGACTATAATCAATACACCGCACACAATAGCTAGGCAATCAATAATGCTCAATACGTTATCGTCTCTATGCTCAAACGCATATTTTGCTTTTGCCTGTAAGTCTTTATTGTCTAAATCTTGTGCTGCACGTTTAAACAACGCTCTATCCTTAATGAATTGTTTAATCGCTTTAATCATTTTAGTACTTCACCACCTTTCCTCTTTAACTTCCCATTAGATCGCACACATAATCCGCATGTACTTTTTCTTGCATTCCCCTGTGTGATGTATGTTTGGCATAATCCGTCATATTCAATGACATTAGCCGTGCATTTCCCTTTCTTGTTGTTTAAGCATTTACTCTTACAACACAATATATCAGTCATCATTTCTCCCCTTTTGATAACTTTATGCAAAAAATGAGATATATCGCCGTGGATATACCTCATTATGTGATAGTTTTATTCATTTTTATTGTATACTCAAAACCAAAGTTATATAGTTAGCTATTCGCCAACACGAGTATATGAATTGTAATCATGGTTAGCTCACTCTGTCTAACTCTCGCACAATACTCGGTTCCCAACGGAACATATAGCTTTAGTTTTCAGCATGCAATTGCACTCTCTAAACTAATACCGCCAGTTGTTTGTAGTATGTAACATTTTTTCGCTTAAGGTTTTATCTCATGAAACGTATAGTTGGTTGTTATTGCAATATTGGAAAGGATTATATGTGCGGTATTAGTTTACAAAATGCAATATAAGAGGTGCGGTACAGTTAGAAAATAATATAGATTGTAATGACTTAGAAACAATACTCGTTGATTTTCAAATACAAAATATAAAACCGCACCTCAATTGCTATTTAGTTTTTAGAATTGCTCATTGGCAACTCTTACACCTTATATTCTACTATATATAGACTTGGACTTATACGGACATTTGCGGACATTTGCGGACATTTACGGACAACTTTTTGCCACATTCAATCAATGCTCGTTGCTTATATCGTTTCGCCTGTTTAGTAGAGTAATTTCCAATCATTTTGTAAGCATCTTCCGTTGTGGTATTCAATATGTACTCATATCTTAGAATGACCGCTCCTAGTTTTTCATCTAGGCTATCAATCAATGTGATCGCATCGCATTTTAACTCTGATAATTCATCAATACGCTTATCACGTTCTGCTACTGTATCAATAAATCTAGCTACGCTCCCCTCTAACCCTTGCGGAGCGCCACCGCCCGTTACTCTGTCTTTACTGTAATCAATCGCACCTATTGATGTAAGGTTCGCTCTCAACTGGTTAATTTCTTCCTTGATAGATGCAATCTGTACATCTATTAACTTAACAGGTTGTAGGTACTCAACCGCCTTTTCTATTAGTTGTTTTTCTTCATATTCTCCCAAGCATTCCACCTCACTATTTAAACGCTAATTCCGCATACTCCCAATTAACAGGTTCATAAGCTATTACATTACTCCAAGATGTTCTTCCACCACACCACGTATACACTTTTCCATCTTCATATTTGGCAAAATATCTACATTTCCACATATCTTCAATTCTATTCCTTACAAAAATCGGTGTATCAACTTCCACTTTCGACCAATCAACAATACCTATATATTCACCAATATCAATTTGTTGGTTTTCTTCTGTAAAGCATGTACTTCTTATATCAACTCTATCTGACAACTGCGAAATACGTCCACAATTCTTATAAAAGAATACTGTTCCGTTTTCTATTTCCGCTTTTCTGTATCCTAGATCATACATTCTACGGAACAATTCATCTGTAAATTGCTTATCGTTCATGCTCCCATTCTCCTTTATCTTCATTCCATTTGTACCATTCAACTTGTTTCAACTTTAACGCTGCTCCTTTATGTAGCTCACCGATACAAAATTCATCATCGCCACTTTCACAAGCCAGTTGCTTTAGAAATTCAAATGCACTTTCCCATGTATCATGCGGTGCTATGTAATAATCAGAATGTTCTGTATATCCGCTATAACCTAACATATTACACCTACCATGGTTGTAACGAGCATGAAAAACAAAAATAATATTGTTAAACCTAATACAATTAACGTTACATCTCCATCATCACAAATTAAACTAACCATCGCAATTTGTAATACCGCAATCATTGCTGCTAAAAAATTTTGATAACCTGTCATATCAACCTCTTATGATAAGGCGGATATTTCACCGCCTATATCTATCCAATCAATACTTTAATTAAAATCACAAACCCAAATATCAATACCGCTAGTGATACACCCATGATCGCATTGAAAAGCAACTCTTGCATAAACCTAAATGTATTTCTATTAGTTTTTGCATCCCTATTAGCCATTGCTTTGAAGTCTTTTGTTTTTGTTTGTAGCTTATCTACATCGCCTGTATATCTGCTCATTGGTGTACACATAGTACTTATGCTCATTACTTAAACAATGGTAAAAACATCATGATTGTTATGCAAATCAACAACACAAAAGTCCATATCAATAAACCTGTTGACAAAATCGAAAACAAACTATTATTTCTACACTTTCGTTCTGCATCAAGAACAGCTAAATGTCTTGCCATCGCAAGTCTTGATATTCTACGCTCATCTTCTATTCTTTCGATATCTCGTTCAATCTCATTCATTATTTACCAGCTTTCAATTCTTCAACTTCCGCTACTAATTGATTTACCAATTCCTCAAGTTGTTTGATTTTGCCTTTATGGTTGGTTTCATATTCAGAACCCTTACCAAGTCTAAACGATACACCTGCATTAATCATTTTGTTGGCCAATGTAGCACCTAAGCTAAACATTACATGCTCAGTTGGTGCATAGAACATACCGATGGCTACATCATTTGCGTTTTTGTAGTGTCCGTAGCCAACTGCAAATGTTAATTTATCATCAGAATTATAGCCTATGTAGTGCAATGCACTTAGTGCTGCATTAGATGCACCAGCTTTTGCCACTTCATGCATCACGTTTGAGATTTGACCTACTGTGTTTCGTTCTAAATCTGTAATGCGTGTTTCATGATTGTTAATTCTATCCGTATTATTTAAAATGGCTTGGCTATTTTGCCCCACACGCTCGTTTGTAGCGGTTAGAGTGTTATTAATCGTTGTAAATCCGTTATCCACCTTAGAGGTCAAATTAGAGATATTCGTAGTATTTCGTGTAACTCGTTTGTCTAAACAGTTCACATCTTTTTGAAGTTTGGCAATGTGTGTGCCGTTTGTTTCAATTTCGTCATACGCTGCGAATAGTTGGCTTCCATTTACTGCATCTAAACTGCTAGGGTCTACACGGCCTGCACTTACATTGTGCAGTTGTCGGTTGTAGTTACTAATTCCGCTGTATGTATCACTTTTCTTACTACCAAAGGATACTACGCTATTAGGGCTTTCACCTGCGAACACGTGAGTTACCCCATTTAACACAACTTGTCGAACACCTACAGGGTTATCAGTTTGACTGTTTGTGCCGATCGCTACGGAATTTTGAACAGGTGCTGATGCGTTATTACCAATGACTACCGCATCAATACCACGCACTACGCTATGTGTGCCTACTACTACTGCACCTTGATTGTCTACAGTATTGTTAGCACCTAATACAGTTTGTTCTTTATTGTTACCTACATAGTTGTTGTACCCAATCACGCTTGCTTGGTCAGCTTCAATTGTTCCATTACCACCGCCAATTACAACGCTATCATTTCCTGTTACTTTATTATCACGGCCAATTGCAATTGTATTTGTGCCTGTAACTACTGTATTTGCACCTACGGCTACAGAATTGTAACCGCTTACTACTGGTGCTTGTGTATTAGGTTCTACTGGCCCTGTTACAACACCACTTGCAAACACATTGCCACCAATTACACCCATAATCATTGTTGCTAATACTAATTTATTCATATTTATTTCTCCTTTTACTGTCTTTCTACTGTCTTTTTCTGTCTATCTACTGTCTTTTTATTTGCCAGTACTACCATATCCACCATCGCCACGTTCTGTTTCGCTGAGTGTTTGCGCTTCTTCTACATCTACAATAGCGATTGGTACGATAATTAATTGTGCGATGCGATCACCTCTAAATATTGTGTAATCATTACAGGATACATTTTCATATGCGATGCTTAATTCTCCTCTATAATCTGCATCGATAATTCCTACGCTATTTGCACATCTTAGAGGTGTTTTGCTCATACTGCTTCTTGGTACTAATAGCCCCATATGTCCTTTAGGTATTTCTACTGCTATCCCTAATGGTATTTTCTTTTGACTGTCAGCAGGTACTTTAATCTGAAAAGGGCAATATAAGTCTAATCCAGCTGCATCCTTACTACCTCTAGTCGGTAGTTGTGCGTATTCATTTAATAGTTTCACTAACATTATTCCATTCTCCCCAATTCTTCGCTCTAACAACTCGATTGCTCGATATATTCAATTCAGCCATAATCTGCCGATTTGTTAAACCATTCTTGCAACATTCAATGACTTTATCGATTAGTTTAAATTCATCTTGTATGCTTACTTTCTTAGGTAGTCCGCAACCTTTACCGCCTACAATTTTGATTGCTTCACTTGTATCGAGATTGCCCCATACTACTGATGCTAATGCTAACCAGTTTTTGCAATTGTACGGAATACCATATGTTGATGTATTAACTGCCATTACTCAATCCGCTTTCTTTATACATTTCAAACCAATCATCCGCCATCATGGTGATTAACCATTTAGCATTATTCTTTCGATGTGCCACGATTGGCATCACATTCTTATGTTCGCTATCATGAATTGCTTGTGCCATTGCTTTGTCGATATTTAATGCTTGTACACGCTTGACTTCAATGTGGATGTTAGGTAGTCCAACACAATCGCTGGCATCACCTGTATTTCCACAATACTGTTGCGTTCGCCTTACATCAAATCCATGTTCCTTGCATAGGTTGGCAAATTCACGTTCACCTCTTGCACCTTTTTGCTTGCTATTTATTGGCAATAATCATCACCCCTCTACATATTGTTCACATCTTTTCAAAATATCTTTTACCAGCTCCAACGGAATATGCGACCTCATGTTGTATCGATTTATTCCCTTTATGTTTAACTTGCTGAATTTGATTTTGTTTTTCATATCATCTTTAATCAGTTTCAAATTAATATTGCTACCAAACTTTGTAGGCTTTTTAACTGGGTAATCATAGTTGTTGTAATAGGTTAGGTTTTCATACGGAATATCGAACCCTATTACATTTGCTATGTATTCCCATATCCGCCCATATGCAGGGTTTTCAATCACGAATACTTTAGGTTGATAACGCTCAATGATTTTCAACGTGTTATAGATACACATTTCACCATTGATCCGTGTCAGAAATGACTTATCATACTTGAATTGGTAGTTTTCATAATCAGATTGATTTCTGATTGTGAATTTACTTCCTTGCTCGTACTCACCAAATAGATTGATTGTCATATCCTTTTCTTGCTTCCAACACGCATTACCACCTTTCATAGCACTTGCCACACTCCAGCTTTCACATGGTGGACTAGCTAGAATAACATCAGGTCTATCTAGTCCATCTAGTGTTCCCCATAATGCTTTTGGATTGTGTAACGTGTTGATTGCTAAATCTTGATTGATACACGCATTACCAATTCCTATCGATGTTATTGTGTGCTGCCCCCCCATATTCATGTTATATTCATCTACTGCTTGACGATAACAGCCGTTGCCATCATCAAATAATCCCCATATATGCATCTCCTATATACTCGCCCCTTACATTGTACTTTCATAATCCATATCCCTATTTATCAATGTAATCACCAATGCGGTATTTCTTTGTTTCAAAAACCACCCATGCATTATTTTCGAGCCCATATTTCTTCTCCCATGCTCGGAATACTTTTGTTAGTTCTTCGCTTAGTTCGTCAATATGCTCTTTCTTTACATCGTTCAAGTAATCGTCAGACCATTCTTTAATTTCGTCATCCATATCATATTCAATTAAATTCCAAAGTACTCGTTCACTATCAATCTCTGGAACATAATGATAAGGGTGTCCAACACTTACCAATTCAATATCACAATCGTGATCAACATTGCCAAAATAACTGATGTATTCCAAATAATCTGCTATGGCATCTTTAACACTGCCTTGTGGTTCACCTGCTATTTCGCCATCTACCCAGCAATATTTTGTTTCATCTTTTATCAACATAGGTATTTCTCCTAGAACGGAATATTTTCGTTTTGCGGTTGTTCAAAACTGTCAAAATTGCTAGCATCATCAAAACCGCCATCAAGCTTTTTGCCTACAAAATCTGCTACCACTTCTGTAACGTATCGTTTCTGCCCATCTTGCGTATCGTATGACCGAGTTTGAATACGGCCATTTACGAGTAGCCGTTCCCCTTTCTTGCAATTGCCAAGTGCTTCGCCAGTCTTGCCCCATGCTACGCAATTAATGAAAGCCGTTTGTTCTTTTGTTTCGTTGGTTGCTGAGTCAATATATGTATTAGTCGCTGCGACTGTGAAAGTCGCTACTGCTCTTCCTGTTTTCGTAAAACGTAATTCTGGATCACGTGCTAAATTTCCTAGAATTTGTACACTATTCATTAAATTAACTTCCTTTCAATATTAATCTTGCCTTTGTATGTTCTTATCATGTCATGCATACACTCAAACTCTTTTGCGTTCGCCTGCATTAGCATTGACATTTGCTCTGTGGCTTCCTGCTCGGTTTCCACATTGAGTGGTATTTCGATTAGGATTGCCATTTTGTGTTTTTTGCTTACCATTTATCCACCTTACCAATAACTAATCTGGTTTAGCTCAGCATCTACATCATCAATAAACACATCGTAGCTAGGGTGAATGTGGCAATCGACTGTTGCCTCATCACGCATGATTTCAAGTAAGTTATCAATCTTTACCCTTGCTTGCTCCTCACTGGTTGCCAACACTGTAAAACTAACATCGAACGATACTTTACAACTCACTTCAAATTCCTTTGGCTTTTGTTTCATCTATCCCCCTATTGCTTGTTTTAATAATGCTTTACCTTTATCAGATATTTTGCTTTTGTTGATTATTTCTGTTACATCTACTGGTTCTTTGGCTACCTCTACCAAGTTACCTGTTGCAGTCATTTCTATTTGCTTTTGCCCTGCACTTATCAATGATTTTTCATGTTCCGCCTTTTCTCGTGCTTTCAATAATAGGTGATTATCCTTTATTGAATTTGCCATGCGTTGGCGGTGCTTTTCACGTTCCGCCAGTTGCTCATAGCAACGGATGAATTGGGATCTACAACTCGCCTCGTTGTATTCATGGCCCATTCTAGTGTCAAAGGACGACCATATCGTCCTTGCGGCCGTTAAGGTAATCCCCTCTAAATGCTCCTTCCCATTGTCATAACCATAAGTGCCTACTACTTTGATTACTTTCTCCCATGCAGTTTGTGCAGTTTCCACTTCATCATGCATATTCACATATGCACTTAATGCGGAGCATTCCTCTCTCAACTCTGCAATGCTAGGCAAGAATTTACATCGATTAATTACATTAGCTACTGCTTGCGTTAATGTAACAGGATTAACATCCGCAAGCATCGTGCAATACAATTTAAAACGCTCTTTTGTCATATCAGTAGACCACGCTATCTGTAACATCGATAGTGATTGAGCTATCATTTCCTTGTTGTTCATTTCTGTATTCCTCCATTACCTCTTTAACAACATTGATTGCATTATCTTTACTGTTTTTCTTTTTGCCATAATTATTGCTAGCCCATCGTCTAACAGTTGCCTGCCAATCTTTCATTGAATTTCTTCCTACTTTCCAGCCATTGCTTTCATAGTAGTCAATGAATTGTTGTGCATTGATAGAGATATTTTTTTCAGAACAGTATTGTTCGATATCTGAGATAGTAGGTTTAACAAAACGCTTGCGTTTTTGTTTTGTGCTTGCACATTTATTATCTATCTCTTTATCTAACTCTTTCTCTATCTCTAACTCTTTCTCTATCTCTCCGTTACACAATTGTTTCACTTGTGTTACATCAGCGTTACATTGTAACGCTTTTTTTCTTTCTCGATGCTTACGAACCCTACTAGCTACTGCTGTTTCACACCCTGTACTATCTTTTGTATCTGGTAGATAGTATTCTTCATCAGAACACATTTCGAGTAGTCCGCTTTTGAGTAAGTACTGTATTGTTATTTGTACATTCTCTTCTTTTTCATCAAGGTCTAATGCAAGTTCTGATGCAAAATCATCTTCAAGTCCATCAAAGTAAAGTTTTCCATCGCTCATGATTGAACGTAGTAACATTTTGAGATAGATAATTGTATAGGTATCACCGCCCGCAATCTTTCTTAATCGTTTAATTTCTTTACGTTGGAAAAAGTCCTTGTGTAGCTTTAACCAAAAGTATCTTTTCGGTTCACTCATAGGCTAATCTTCTTCCGCATCCGCCAAAAGTTCATTAAGTTTGCTTAGGCTACAAACAAATGCATCAATTTTATTGGCATCTTGTTTTTGTTTAGCGTGATTAACGTGATGTATTACATCTAGTACATCTTTTAGTTCCGCAATTTCTTTTTCGTGTAATTTATAACTGCCATTTTCTCGTTCTAGTTTTTCAATGCGTTTAAATACATATAATTCAACTACATTAATTCTCTTCATATCGTTTTGTCCTTTCTTCAATGATCGCTTCTAGCTTCCGTTTTGTTTCTTTAGCAAATACTCCATGTGCTAAATTTTCATGACAATATCTGCACAAACACGCTAGGTTATTTAACTCACTTGTACCGCCTCTACCTCTAGGCAATATGTGGTGTACTTCCGTTGCAGGTGCGCCACATATTACGCAACACGGATAGCCGTCTATACTATCCCTTTCTACGGCTTGTGGCCTCGTTTTTTTGTAGAGTTTATCATCAAGTCTTTTTCTCTTGTTCATTCCCCCACTCCTTAACTAGCGATTGTATGTAATCGCTATCATCAAGTTTTATTCCAAGCTGGTTGCACTCATCAACCAAGCAATCAATAAGCCTTTGCATCTCTGCAACTGTATATACTGACGAGCCGTGGTAGCACATTATATTGTGATACCCCTTTATGCTTTTACATTCACCAGCATCTTCGGCTAGCCAGCCAAGCCCATGACCTCGCCATATTTGTATGTAGCGTTCAACTGCATCCTCTCTAACTGGAACATATGTAAAATATCCACAATCTTTTATAGCTTTTTTGTACACATCTTCTTTTGTTGTGTAGCTATTTTTACTTAGTTCAAGTGCAATCTTCTGTGCTATGAGCCAACAATAAGAATTAGCATTTAGACTTCTTGATTTAGTTTTACGTTTAATTTCTACTGTGTACTCTTTATCAGTAGCAATCTTTGACAAATCATTGTCATGTGGTGCAGGTATTACTACCATTACACCTAGCGGACTTCTTAATAATTCAATGTTATTTGTTGTCCACTTCATAACCTTTTACCCAGTCATAAAGCATAGACATTTGGTCTCTCGTAATGTTATCAATAACACACATTCCAAACATTTTAGTTGCTTGTTGTGCTACTTGTTCTGCACTCACCCCATGTTCACTTGCCATCTTCAAAACAATTCCATATGCATTGTGTGGATCAAATTCTTTTTCTTTCCGTTCTTTTTCTGCTGCTGCATTTATTTTTGTATCTTGCAATCCTCTATATACATCAGCACCTACACCAATCATTTTTGCTGCAGTACCTAGTGCATCAGTAACGGCCATCTTAAAGGCTTCATCGTTGCCGTGAAAACCATTTTTATCTTTGTAGATTAAGAAATCGCCACCATATCCAGGAATTGGTTCACTCCATTCATCACCATCTTTGATGTATAGATTTACCAACACATACAACATAGTTTCTTTGGTTTCTTCGACTGGTACTTGTTGAGTACTAACAACCTCAAACTTCCAACCAATCCCACACATACCATATGTTTCAGTTAATACTTCCCATCGCCATTGAGGAGAAATATCATACTTGCCTTTAAGCTTCCCAAAGTCAATTACCTTTAACGCTGATTGCGGTACGGTTTTTACAGCATTATATCTACTATCCATCTATACCTCTTTGTACTTGTAACCACGCATTTCTAAGAAATCAGTCAAATCTTTTACATCATCTTCCGTTAAGTCATAAACAGTTACTTTAAAACCAGTTTTAGTTTCTACAACTTCGATTGTTTCAACTGGTTCATTTGTGATGCTTGCTCGTGCAGCCTCTTCCATTTCGTTACGTTCTGCAAACTTTGCATTGATTAACTCTCTAGCTTGATCTAGTGGCATATCTTTTACTGCATCCCAACATTCATTAAATGTGATTGGTGTCGCTAGTTCATATTGTTGGTTGCAAGTATCAACAACAAATTCAATCATTCCTTTTTTCTCTGCTAAGATTTGTTTATAATCATCATCTGATTGTTGTCTTTTTGAAATCTCAATCATCA